GCCGCCGCACCCCACCCACCTGCCATGGGTGCGAGTCCCAGGGCCGCACCGCCCGTGAAGACGAGGGCGCCAACCGCGAGGGCGATGGGCGCGATCTTCTTCACGACCTTGACGACCTTCTTGAAAACCTTGCGAACTGCCTTCACAACCTTACTCATTGACGGCCTCCAGCCCCGCGATGGGGAAGTTCAACTGCGCAGCAGGGCCTTCTGCCCTCAGCGCGGCAAGGTCACGGCAGTACGCCGCCTCCTGCTCCGTGGCGAACACGCCGACGTATCGCGTGCCGTAGTACGCGGCCCATGGCTTCCGAGCCGCGGCACCGCATGCGGCCTTCGAGCGCCCACCGCGATGTGCAACGCCGCGGTATCTCGAAGTGAACCCCTCTCGGATGGTCTGCTTTCGGTTGAGCATGTTCATGCTCTGGCTGCCGACACGCAGGTTCGCGCGCCGGTTGTCGAGGCGGTCATGGCTCCGATGGTCAACCTTCCGTCGGTCTCCTGGCTCAAGGCCGGCAACGTAGCGGTGCATCAAAACCAGGCCGCCTGACTCCGGGTCGTAGGCGGTCGCATACCCCTGGCTGTGCCTGCTCCACTTCAGGCGGCTGACGCGATCGAAGTCGCTGTCGTCAACCAACGCCGTCATGCCGTTCGATAGCCGAACTGCTCGCGTCACTGTGAAACTCCCGCCGCCTGAACGGACTTCTGGCTGCGGTCGAACTCGCGGCGGAACATGGCGCCGCAGCGCTCGAGGCCGAGCCGCTCGTAGAACTTCGCCGTGCGCTCCCAGTCGACGATGGCGTTCGTCACGCCGACGTGAACCTCGACGACGCGCGGGTTCTTCTCGGCCCACGCGATGAGCTCCTTGACCATCTGGCGTGCGTCTCCCGGGCCGGCGCCCGGCTTCATGACGAACAGCAGGTCGGTGGCCATGAGCTCGCGCACGCACGGGTAGACGTTGTCGAGGATGCCCACCATGAAGCCGCGGATCTCGCCGTCGGCCTCCGAGACGAGGAAGAGCGTGCCGCCGTTGTTCTCGTGGCCGTGGCGGTGCAGGGCGCGCGCGAAGAGTTGCTTGGCCTCGACGACGTCGAAGCTCGTCGTATGCGCATAGATGCTGCGCGCATGCGCGTCGGCGTAGATCTGCGCCACTACGGGGACGTCGACGAACTTGGCGGCGCGGACGCTCATAGGCGGCGACGACGCATATCCCAGATGCCGCCGCGCCGATTGTTCTCGGCGGGCGGCGGTGGCGGCGGCGGGGGCGGCCCGCTGCCCGGCGTCACCGGCGACGTCCAGTTGAGCTTGACGCCGTAGAACTGCTCGACGAGCCGCAGATTGCTGTCGCGGACCTCGGCGGCGTGCTTCAGGTACTTGTCGCGGACCTTCTCGGGCAGGTTCGTGTTCTCCATGATGCTCGCCACGGTCTGCGAGTACGTGCCCTCGAACTGCGCCGCCAGGTTGGCCGAGTTGGCTCGCTCCTGGGACGCGAGGCTCATCCCGGTGACCTTGGTCTGCTGGGAGTTGGCGGCGTCCTGCGTGGCGATGGGCACGGCAGCGTCGAGGACGGCGGCCTGCCCGGCCTGTACGCCAATCGACGAGTTCAGGAGGCCGCGGCGGTTCGACGCCTTGGCGCCCATGGCGCCGGCCTGCTGCATGAGTGGGCTGTTGACCGACGTAATCCGGTTGACGCGCTGCTCGACGCTCGTCGGGTCGAAGTCGTCGGGCGTCGCCGTGGTGCTGGCGGTCTGCGCGCCCGGCGTCGGGTCGGGCTTCCACTGGCCGGTCTTGGGGTCATATGCCATGGGAGGCCTCTCAGTGCGGAGTCATGCCGAAGGCTTTGCCGACCCACGACGCAATGGCACTGCCCGCGGCGCCAGCGGCCAGGCCGACGCCGGTAATCATGCCGATCAGCCGGTTCTTGACGCCGCGGTAGTCCGATACGCCGGCCTCCACGGCCAGCATGCGGGCCTCGTAGAGCAGCAACTGGTCGATCTTCGAGTTCATCAGCGTCAGCGTGGCCTCGAGGCGCTCGACCTTGTGGCGCGCCGCGCTGCTCGCCTCAGCGGCGTGGGTGGCCGACGCCTTCAGACTCCCGACGTCACCGATGATGGCGTACAGCATCTGCCGATCAGTCAGGTCAGTCATGCCTTTCGCCGCCTCCTTTCTGTCATCGGAATTATGCATGGCGGGATTACTCGGGATAGCGAGTCTTGATCTCCGCAACCTTCGCAAGCCACTCGGCTTCAGTGGCCTCGCCACGCTGCCACTTGAAGTAGAGCGGATCTGCTTCGGCTTGGTACGCGGCTTGGCGGCGGATGCGCGTCGCCTCGGCAACCTGCTCGGGTGTCGGCGCGGGCAGCAAGCTCGCCGCGTAGGCCGCGATGATCTCTGGCGTCCACGCCGCCGCGGCGTCTGCCACGACCTCGGCAGGCTGGCCGTCCAGGCTGGCGCCCGGCGCCAGGGTGTAGCGAAACAGGCCGCCGGCGGTGACGAGGCAGACCTCGATGACGCCGTTGCCCAGGACGCGGTGGCTCTCGTAGTTCATCACGCTGCCTTTCTGTACCAGCCGCCAAAGGTCAGGAAGTTGCGGTTCGCCACGGCGCCGGTCGTCATGTCGCTGACCAGCACGTAGGCGTCCGACGTCGCGGTCGGCGCCTGAACGACGAGGACGAGGGACGTACCGCTGGCCGTGAACACCGACCGCGGGAAGTTGGTCGCGAACCCGGTGACGCGCCACGGCACGATCGACGGCAGGTTCCACTGACCGTGTAGGGCGAACGGCAGGCCGGTCACGCTCAGCGTCCCCGCGGCGGTTCCCACGGTCACGCTGTTCGTGGAAATGCTGCCCTCCACGTAGACCATGTCGTTCGGGAAGCGGATGTAGCGCCCGAACCGGGAGCCGTGCGTCAGCGTGGTGAATGCGCCGCTTGCCGGGCTGTAGGCGGGCGTCCACGTGCCGATCTCGGGGGCTGCCGACGCCAGCGTGACCCACGCGGAGCCCGTGTAGATCCGCGCCTCGTTCATCGCGGTGTTGAAGTACCAGTCGCCTGCCCCGATGGCGTTGCCGTTCGGGTCCAGCACGGGGTCGCTGGCCAGGGCGCCGTAGTACACGCCGCGGAAGGACTGCCAGTGCGCGAGCGCCGACGCCGAACTCGAGCTCGCCAGCGCTGCCTGGGCGGCCGCCGTGCCCGCCGACACGGCGGCATCAATGGCGTAGCCGCGCGAGCCCTTCAGCAGGTCGGCGACCTCGGTGGTCGACGTCGCCCAGGCGCGCGCGAGTGCTACCTCGGCGCCCTGCGCGCTGACGACGCGGAACACCGTGCCGTCGTACACCATGACGACGACGGCGCCCGCGAGGATGTCGCCGGCTTGCAGGAGGCTGCCGTCGTAGCGCCGCACGGACTTCACGCCGAGGGCGTTCACGTTGACCGTGCTCGCTCCCGTGTTGGCGTTCGCGGCCAGCATGGTGACCGTGAGCCCGGCCACGTAGGCCGCGGGGGCTGTCGGCAGGGCCACCACGTAGGCGTTGGCCGCCCCCGTGTCGGCGGCGTAGGTCAGCCGGCCTTCGTTCTGCGCGTCGGCGTCCGGCAGCATGTCGAACCCGGCCTCGATGGCCTGGAAGATCTGGTTCAACTGCTCGGCGCGGCCCAGCGTGTTGCGGATGACCGGCGTGGCGTGCGTGAAGTATGGGTTGGGCATCAGCGGGCCACCCTGCGGTACGAGAAGTGGGTGATGAGGCCGTGGAGGACGTGCGGAACCTCGTACACGGCGTCCGAAATGACAGTCAGCGACATATTGTTGCCGATGCCGTCGATGTGCAGGTCCGCCTGGCCCTCCACCGGGGAGGACCAGTAAAACTGGTCGAAGTAGAGCTCGTCCCAGAAGCCGCCGGCGCCCGACACGTTGAACGTCTGCTCCTGGGCGGGCGGCTGGTCGGGGTTCGCGTAGCTGAACTCGGCGGTCATGCCGATGTTCGTCTGCGGGCCGGCGTCGACCTCGAGGACGACCTTCTTCCAGCGCTTCTCCTGCGCGGGGCTGCCCACGTGGTTGAACGGCAGCCGGATGAAGGCGCGCACGTCCTGGCCGTCGAAGGACGTCCCGGCGTCGAGCTCGTAGACCATGCCGTTCGGCGCGCCGGCGAAGAGGCGCTCATTGCCCGCAGCATCCTTGCCGGAGCACAGGCAGGACGGCGCGAAGCCCAGGTCGAAGGGCAGGATCTCGGCGGGCTGCCGGCCGAAGAACACCGTGAGGCCGGTGCCGTCCGACCAGTAGAGTCGGTACTGGTCCTTGGCGCGCACGCGCACCGACCCCGCGGCCGTCACGCCAGTCTTCCGCTTGCGGCGGAACAGGGGCTCGACCATGCGCGTGAGGGTGCCCAGCGAGAAGTCGCCGAAGGCGTCTGTCGTCTCGAGGGTGCGCAGGCCGATGTTGTCGAGGTACACCGGCGACCCGATGGCCTGCGCGGTCCACGCGACGGCGCCGGAGTCGTCGGCCAGCGTCCGCAGCACCCAGTTGTTGCTGTCGTCGCCGTACAGGACGGCCACTTTGTTGAGGGCGAACACCGACATGGTGCCGGACACCGAGCCGTGGAGGCCCGTGATGTCGTCGCCGATGCCGATCTCGGCGGCGCCCGTGATGACCTGCCAGACGTAGGGCTCGCCGAGGCTCGAGTGCTGGAGGGAGCCGCCGCGGTACGCGAAGAGCAGGTGATTGCGGTGGATCTCCACCATGGTCGGGCGGTCGTCGGCCATG